TCTGCCCCATTAGACCTCAGAGACATTGCTGCGCAATCTATGTTATTCGATGGTAAGCCACTTTCTGAAGAAGATATAGATTTTATTACAGCGGTCTTGGAGGCACACTTAAAAAATAAATAGAGGTGCATTTATGACTGTAAGAGAGCTTTGCGCCCAGGAGGGTGTATACCTATGCTACTTTGATGGGACAGGCTGGCATAGTCCAGGATTCTTCAATCCAACATTGAAACTTCTTGCTATTGATATCAATTTATCAGAGCAAGACCAAAAACAAGTAGCCCTACACGAACTTGGCCACAAGGAGCATTCACAATACCAGTATAATCTCAATAGAGAGATGTGTGAGCTTCAGGCAGACCGAAATATGATCCATTATCTTCTAGAAGAAGAGTTAAAAACCATGGATGATGTATCTGACTTTAACTATGTCCATTTTATGGAAAAGTACAATTTAAAAACCACGACTGATGAGACGATGGTTAAAGAAGAGTATTTAAATATTATAAATCATATCAAAGGAGTTAAAAATGAGTTTTAAAGGTTTTATAAAATCTAAAACGCTTGGTGAATACCTTCAAGCTAAAAAAGATCCTCAACTAATGGAAGAAATCGAAAACAGAGGAGTGAAAACTGTTTTAAAGGAATCTTCTAAAGCTAGTAGTGAACTCATCGAAGTTCGTAATCAGAAAAAAATAGAAAAAAATGCTATAAAATGCCCGCATTGTAGTAGCAAGAAAGTACAGTTTATGCAACAAAATAAAAAAGCATTTTCGGTTGGAAAAGCTGTCGGTGGGGCTGTCTTGACAGGTGGGATCGGAACGCTAGCTGGATTTGCTGGCAAAAAAGGAAAAAAACAATGGCATTGTCAAGAATGTGGGAACATTTTTGAAACAAAATAAAAAAATCCCCACACTCGCCATCGCCAAACTTTGAGTGTGAGGATATCCATGTATAGTAAAAGGCATTAAAAAGCCCTCTTTACTATACCCATTTTATCAAGAAATGAGGTAAAAATCAATGGAAATCAAGTCCTACAAAAAGAAAAACGGTGATACCGCTTATATGTTCCGAGCCTATATAGGTAAGGTAGATGGTTCTAGTCGTTACATTACACGTCGAGGATTTGAAACCAAAGGGAAAGCCCGTGCTGCACTACTTCAACTTCAAAATGATATTGAAAATGAAGAACAAACAAAAAAAGAGATAACTGTCGAAGAAATCTCAGAAAAGTGGTTAGAAGAATACTCTGAGACCGTACAAGATAGCACCTATATCAAAACCTCTAGAAATTTCAAAAACCATATCTATCCAGCTTTGGGAGATAAAAAGATAGGTAGTATCACACCCCTCCAAATGCAAGAGCAAGTGAATGAGTGGTCACGTAAGCTTGTCTATGGTCGTAAATTAAAAGGCCTCATGAACAATGTTTTTAAATACGCTATCAGACATGGTTACATTGATAGCAACCCAATTGAGAGTGTGGTCGCTACTGCTAGAAAAAAATCAAACGAAAAGAGTGATTTCTACAATAAAGATGAATTAAAATCTTTTATGAAGTTAGTTGCTAAAACTAAAGATTTAGAGAAGATAGTCCTTTTTCGTCTCCTAGCCTTCACAGGAGCACGTAGAGGGGAGATTTTAGCACTTGAATGGAAAGACTGGAACAATAACACTCTGAATATAAATAAGGCTATTACAAGAGGTTTTGCGGGTGAAGAAATAGGTAATACAAAAACAGTTAGTAGTAAACGATTGATTAGTTTAGATCAGACCACACAAAATATCTTAAAAAAGTGGAGAAAACAAAAGCCAGGAACAAGATATATCTTTGAGAATGAGTTTGGCAAACCAATTCCTACCAGTTTACCAAGGAAGTGGTTGCTTGGTGTTTTGAAAGATAGCAAGTTACGTCCAATTAAAATTCACGGTTTCAGACATACACACGCTAGTTTGTGTTTTGATGCTGGAATGACATTAAAACAAGTCCAACACCGTCTTGGTCACACCGATTTAAAGACAACCATGAATGTATATACCCATATTACAACACAAGCAAAGGACGACATCGGTGAACGCTTTGCGAAATATATAGATTTTTAAGGAGGCTTGCCTCCTTTTTATAACTCCTTTTGTAACTCCTTTTTCTGCAAAAGAATACCAAGGAATACCAAAGAAAAAAATAAAAAACGCTGTAAGTACAACGTTTTAGAAAGGAATGCAAAAGAATGCAAAAGAATAATGGAGCCGGTGGGAGTTACGTAAATATTGTTAAAACAGTGCATTGCTAATTTTATAACTCCTTTTACAGCTCTTTTTTAGAGCAAACAAAAAAGACCGCCAGCAAGCGCCAGCGGTTCAAGTGTAATTAAATTTTGAATTTCTTTCTATTTTGATTTTGTTATTATTCTGAAACTGTAATCAAGCCGTCTGGCTCAGTTGTGAATGCTGGTTCTGTATGAAGTTCACCGTTTGCTTTCAAATAATACCAACCGTCACCCGATTTGACGAACTGCTTAGACAACATATATCCGTCTTTATCATCAAGATAATACCAGGTTTCTCGATACTTGACCCAGCCTTTGACCATGCCACCGTCATTATCGAAGTAATACCAGCGATGGTTGATGAATACCCAACCAGTTACGGTCGCACCACGCTTATCGAGGTAGAACCAGTATTTGCCATCGAAGAACCATTTATTAATTAGGCAATAACCCTTGTCGTCAAATCTGAACCACTCTCCGTTGATCTGTTTCCAATCGTTTGTCGGATAAGAGCCATCTGACTCTTCCCACCACCATCCATAAGCATCTTGACGCCAACCAGCTTCAGTAGAAATACCACCTTCAATATCCTTCTTGAACTGTTCACGACTGATACCCCATTTAGCGAGGTAAGGGTATGGATCCACATGGTCAGAGTAGTTTCGAGGTTGATTGTATGTACAATATTGATGTGTCTTGATTCCTGCTAGACTATCAGAATCCAGCGTTTTAGGAAGCCCTGCTTCATCTGCGAGGTCACGTAACAATTGGACGTAAAGCCTGTAATCACGCATGAACTCTTCTTTCGTTTCGTGGCTTTCAATCAACTCGACTTGACCATATCCTTCAACATTCCAGCCACCTCCCACGTCATAAGCTCCCATATCAGTGTACCAGGTCTGCATTACACGTCCGTTACCTACAACGTGCGAGAAGAAGCCTGAATCGACAGGACGGCGCATATGATAATCAGCCTCATTTTGAGCTGTTGAGTTTGGATTGCCTGTTGAATGAGCATGTATCTGTCTGTAAGGTTGCTCTCCTACTTGAGGTAAGTCAGTTCTTAATCTACTTGTATCAATATCCATTTTTATTTTCCTTTCTTATGGTAAAACGCCAGGCCAAGGTTCACTCGTCAAGTAAGAGATTGAGCTTACACGGATATCTCCGATGTCACGGTCAGTAGGGACTGGGTCAGTGAACTGGAAGCGTAGCATGTTGCTGTCTCCGTAACCTCCGAGATACCAAGTCCCGTAAGGCGTTCCTTTGTCATTGTAAATCCCGCCAATCAAGCTAGACTCAGACCTGAAACCTAGAGGGACTCCACTCAATCCTAAGATATAACAGTTTCTTTCTTTATCGCTCCCTTGCGGGCTATATCCAACACCGCCTCTGCGAACAACACCGAACCAACCCCAGCTTAGCCCACCAAATTGATACATAACAGTGTCATTTTTTCTGCGTACCTTTAAATATGAGCTACCTAGTTTAGATTGGATGTTTAAAGTCCGCCAGCCTGTGTCTCCAGTTAACACCTCCCAGCCCTGATTGCCAGCGCCTGAGCGCTTAATCCATTTCAAAGCACCATTTGTAACAGCGGTATCAACATAGGTAGTACCTACAGGAGCACTGACCTTGCCATTAGGCATACCAGTTCCGTGAATTTCGTACTCATTGACTTGTCCAGTATTGCCACTTGTCGCTGGTTGATTAGGTAGTACGACACTACCTCCACCGTCAGACAAAATAAGCGTGTTTCCTGATAAGGTAAGTTTCTGTAGAATGCCCACACCGTCAGCACCTTTTGGACCAGTTAAACCAATAGGACCTTGAGGTCCGACTGGACCAGAAGGTCCGATAGGTCCTTGGATACCTTGTAAACCTTGCGGTCCGATTGGTCCACGTTCGCCATTTTCTCCCTTGTCGCCCTTTGGACCTTGAGAGAGAGCAACATTCTGTAATTCTTGCTTAGTCGCAAACTGACTTGTGTCTACGCTTGGCTTGTTCTCTAAAGCCACTACACGCTCTACAAGTGGCTTGTCATTATAGATGGTGTCTTTATCTGCCTTTGTCTTTAGCGCTTCAATATCGGCTGAAATATGGCTGATTTCAGTACGTAGGTTGCTATCGTCATACGTTCCACCTTGCGCTTTGATTTTTGCGAATAGTTCATCCAGTTCTTGCTTGGTTACTACATCCTTAACATTGACAATGCGCCCTGTTTCACGTTCAATGAGTGGTGTTTTAACCGCTTTATCAATCTCACTTACATGAACATTAAACATAAAACTATACACATCTGCTGACTGCTCTACTTTTTCAAAGTAGATATAACCGATGACAGGTTCATCTGTTGTGATCAATGATGTGTCAAATCGAACCGTAAATGAATTACCTTCGATTGTTGCTTCAACCTCTTGGTATCGCTTAGTTCCCTTGAAATAGAACAAGCATATAACCTTAGTAGCGGTCAATTCATCGAGTGTAAACTTAAACTCTGCATTATTCTTATCGTGGCTGTAAAATTCGTTATACATTTTTTCAATACCACGATTACTAGATAGAACGGCTATTTTTCTTTCGATAACCTTTTTCAAGCGCTACCTCCTTTCTTCAAAAAGAAAGAGAACCCAAAGGGGTTCTCAAACTGATTAGTCTTCGCTTGGTTCTGTATAAGTCAATGCTCTTTCACTATCTGATAGCCCAGCGGTTGTCGGATCATTGACAACGCCGACTAAAACAAGAAACGCAAACAAAACATTAATAAACACTAGAATTTTATCAACTGTTTCTCCAAACTCTAGTGAATAATTGAAGATATTCGCAAATGCTTGTGCGAGTAGTGCCAAAGCTGGAACTAAGGCAAGCCAAAAGTTTTTATTTTTAAGTCGTACTGACCAGTTAATCTTGTTCATCATTTTTCCTCTTTTATTTCTAGTTCGAGAAATTTCTCGAACAGTATTTTGATAGCACCGTTTCCGCCCAATTCAACGTAGCTTTCATAAAGTCGTGAAAGTTCTTCGATTTCATGCTGACTTGTCTTCCCACGTCGTATTGCTTTTTTTAAGTTTTCTTGCAATCGAAAACGCTGTAACCGTTGCAAGCCTTTCCCGATAATCGTCAAATTTCGTTGGTTATCTTTCCCAATCTCTTCCACGCTTGAAACTGACTTCTCAAGGGTATCTATCTTATTTGATAACCCCTCAAGGCGTTTGTCAGCTTCTTTGGAAGTTTTTGTACTCTTGAATGAAAAATAACTTGGAATGATAACGACTAGAACGGGCGTAAGCTTATCTATTAAAGTTAGAAAGTCCAATCTAACCACCCTCTTTCTAAATTGGATGACTATTGAACAGGTTGTGTTTCTAGATCAGATTTAGGTGCTTGCCATTTCCAAACCGCAAGAATTCCATTTTGTGATGGTGAGCCTTCGAGCTGTTTGAGTGATTCGCCTTGATAAATGAATTGCTGGTTAGTTTGAATAAGGATGCGTTTCCCTTCACCGTTAAGTTCGACGTGTTCAGGGTCTTCAATCGCAAACATAGAACCAGGGGCGTAGCTTTCACCGTTTTTAACAAGTGGAAAGAGTTCAACGAGTTCCTTGTATGTAGTACCATAAGCAATTTTCTCACCCATGATAGAATCTTGAGCCATAACACGAACTACTTTATTGATTTTCTCAGTGATTTCAAGTAGTTGGTTCTGTTTGTTTTCGGTTTGAGTAAGTTTCTGCTCAGCTTGCTCGATTTTAGATTGAGCTTGAACGATTGCAGAACCTGGGTCTAGTTCAGCTTTAAGGATGTCAAGAACCGCTTGGATAAGCGTTTCTTCCTTATCTTGAGTACGGTCACCGACCAATTCACGTTGGTTAGTGCTGTATCGGTTGCCATCTTGCAAGCGAATTTCTACAACAGTTGTAGTTTGGTCACCAAAACCACGAGTGTAAGGTTTAGTTGCTAGTGTGTAGTTATTGATTGCCATTTGTCATTTGTCCTTTCACTTGTTCAAATTTAGCTTTCAATTCTTCGTCAGAATTGATAATTTTATTGAGTTGTTCGAGCTCTAAAGCCGTAGTTGTGTATAGAGCTTCAAATGTTGCTGATTTAGTAGCTTCTTGACTTAATTTCTCTGAAAGAGAATTTACTACTAAACGGCTGATTTGTTGGTCTTGTTCGTTCATGTTGTTGTTTCTAACCTTTCAATTTTTTGATTTAGTTCTTGAATTGCTTTGATGAGATAAGGTACGAATGCGGTATAGTCGATGTGCAAGAAATCATCTTCATTCTCTGGATTTCTTGAAATCGCTTGTGGAATGACTTTCTCTACTTCTTGAGCGATAAGTCCGACTTCCTCATGTTTCTTGTCTTTGATGAAGTCAAACTCAACCATATCAAGTTTGTTGATAGAATCAATCGCATTGATGGTTGTTGGTGCTATGTTTTCTTTCAAGCGTCTATCTGATGCCTTATCGCTCCAATATTTGACGCTTCCGCTTCCGACCTGGTTCCACCAAACAACTGCATTTTTACCACCTTTAGGATTTCCGCCATCACCAAGAATCTCCTTATTGGTCATGTGAAGGTCTGAGTAAAACGTGTTTCTTCCGTAAAAATTGACAGAACTACTAGCTGAGAAGTCGACTTTTTTATAAAAGTTTGCTGCGCCTCTACAATTCATCTCGCCAGAGTTCGTAACATACCAAGCGTTATCACCAGGTTTACCCCAGTCATTCCCCCAGTTCACCCAAAGACACGTTTGGTTCACTTTCCAACCACCATCTGACATCCCGACTCTAAAGCTGTTAGATCCAGTTAACCAGAAGGTCGTTTGGTCTTTATCATGCGTTCCGATTTGGAATCCTCCGATTTTACCCTTATAACCTTCAAGTAAGGTTGCTGAGACTACTACTGACCTTAATTTGTTGATAAAGGCAGTTTTAGCAGCTAAAGTATCCGTGAATACATCACTAGCTACAAGTTTCTTTGCTAGAGCAGTATCAAATATCAATTTGTCTGCTGCAATCGAATTTGAACGAATAATGTCAGTGTTCAGAGTTCCTATTCTGGCATCTCCAACAAACAAACGCTTGAAATAACCGTCAATAGCCGTAATTTCATCTAGTAGAGTCTTCCCTTTAAGTCGAATTTTAGCAGCTTCAATCAGAATGTTATTGTTATTCAGATTGATTTGTGAAGCAATAGCACCAGCATTCGTCAGCGTTTGGATAGCGTACGAATCAGAAAGTTGAGTCACTTTCGTTTGTGTGACTACATCTTGTGCCGATGTATCATCCTTAAACTCATTTGGAGGTGTTTCACCACGAATAAGAGATACCTGACCAATTGCAACTTGTCCGTTCTTCATCAACCAAATTTCAAGAGGGAATTCTCTTCCTTTAGTCGATGATTTACGAACAGTCATCGTACCTGTGATGATTTGAATACCAGTTTTTGTAAAGGTAACGCTATCAGATGCAAGACCGCCATCTTCTGCCCACAGTTCAATTCCTAAAGGGGCATCTGGTAATGCATCTACCCATACTTGCATACGATAGCTGAGTTTCTCGCCTTGTCTAAACGTAGAGGTTGTAAGAGGTAATGCGAATCCGTGATAGACTGCTTGAGTCTTACCAGTATTTGTAATCCGTAGCAACTTAGTGCCAGCTTGAACCTCAATGACATTCGCTTCTGCTTGCTTTTTATCCCACTTACTGAAATTCGTTGGGTCAAATACAAGGTTTGAATTATCTTCAACATACTTCTTGACTTCGGTTTGGAAGATTTGGTTAGTCATCACCATACGAGAAATGCTATCAGAGATGCCGTTCTGAGTACTTCCGAAAATACGCTCATAGAGTTGAGCGGTTTCTTTTACACGTTGAAATTCGGTTTGGTCTACTTTTTTAGAAATAAAAAATTGAAGTTCTCCTGATGTTACAAATTTTTGGTTTGTTTCTTCTTTGAATTGCTCAAAATTTTTATTTCTTAATTCTGTAATTTCCTTGATTTGTTCGACTAATTCAGCACTTGTACCAGCTTTTCTTAAGGCCTCTTCAGCCTTATTCTTTGCTTCTTCGAATCCTGCTGGACTAAACTCGTGAAATCGTCTGTCGATTTCATCGGACAAAGCACGCTTGTTTTCTTCTGCTTTTGCTTTAGCAGCATTGACTTCATCTTCAAACTGATTTTTGATTTCTTCAACTTTACGATCAAAAGCTAAATCAGCATTTTGGATTTCTTTAGCTAGTTTTGCTTCAAAGATTCCATCTAAGTGTTGAGTTACATTTTTGACTGCATCACTAACTACATTACCGATCGCGTTTGCTAGACCAGACTTAAATTCACCAAAACCAATAGACTTCAATTTCTTAGCCATTGGTGAGTAGTTGTATTTAGTTATTTTCTTCCTTACATCCAGATCGTAGTATTCGTAGTAGACACCCACAACATCAAATATCTGGACGGGCACATCACTCTGACCGATAACATCAATCTCTATGCTATCTTCTAGCATATCGCACAAAGTTGTTCTGAAATATTGTTTACCATATTCTCTAAGGCTTGCTTCATCCTTGACATCTTGGTCATTGACTTCTACAACATCCTCGTAAATCTGACTGTATTTGTTAATCAATGGACTATCAACTACAACTGCAATTTTATGTTCATCATTATTTTCGCTTGAACTCTTAATTGTTTTTTTAAAAGTGATTCTAGTTTTTAATGATTTGGTTGATATCTTCTGTTTGTAGCTTGAAAGATTTTTTTTGTACATGAAAAGCGATTCATTTTCTGAACCGCCATTTTTTAAAAGCCGTACTTGGTATCCATGACGGACTAAATCTCCGCCCCATTGTCCCAAAATTGAGTGCTTATCTTTTGTAAGTGCAGCCATTGCATTAATGCTATCAGTATTAAAAGTATGGCGATCATCAATATCAGAAAAAAAAGAAAATGGATTTTCTCTAGTGATGCTTCCAGCAAATTGACTCAAAGCAGTTGAACCTGATACACGATCAAGAGCAAGTGAACCAATCACATAATTATTTAGTAGAGTCATGACCTGGTTAGCATAGACTTGAATATATCCATGGTGTTTTTCAACCTCGAAAATCACAAAGTCTTGCTCGCCATGAAGATCATCAGCTGTCAGGAATGTTTCCTCTCTTAACCTCTGCCATAAGATGTTGTTGGTTGGAAATCGAAATGTTAATTGATAGGTACTATTTGCTTCTTGTGTGATGTTATCATCATATGCTGCATTAAGAGATATGTTTCCATCTGATAAATAAATCAAATTTTGTACCTCCAATTCGGTCTAATCGTCAACTTACGAACATTTCCACTATACGTGATACCTGTTCTACCAGTAGGAATTTCTAAGAAGCTACCTCGTTTTCTAAGAGTATTTTGTATAGAACCTGTCGCATTATAGATATTTTGTTTTCCTTGTCGGCAGTCTATTGTTGCCTTATTTTTTAGAGTAAGATACATTGTTTTGTTACCAACAGTAATTGAAACATCTCCATCTCCTTCTAATTCAATGATAGGTTCAGAATAGACTGTACCAGGATTCGTGATTGTTCCAGGAGCAGTAAATACTTCTGGATTCACATTTTTTTGATACCTGAACGGCTGCATCGTCAACTTAATAGAGAGTTCCCATGCGTGATTTCCATCAGGTTTATAAGTTGATGTCAGGAAGTTTGCATAAAACACTGAGTCAGGATGATAACTAAATTCAAGGATATTATCATTCGGTTGAAATTTATCAACAATAACTGAAATATCGATTAATTTTTTAATGTAGAACTTAAATGTTCTTTCATAACTCTCATATGAACCATCTAGTATCCGATACGAGCCATTTACTCCATGAAGAGAAGCTACTTCCCCTCTTGGTTTTGCTCCTGATACTTCTCCAAAATCCGTCACAACACAACCAGGAAGGGTTGATGTATTAAAACCATTGATGATCATATAATCCATTAAATTCCCTCCCTTGCATATATTGCACCGTGTTGTTCATACGTTTTCATCGAAATAATGTCATTGTCTAGGTAGATATCTGACGATTTTTCAAGGATAGCAGTAAGGATTCTCTCCATACTAGCTCTCAGAATCGCTATCTCAGACACAGTTTTACTATCATGTGCTTCAATTTGAGCTGATGGCATAGCCAACTGTGCTTCAAGATTCTTTGAAACAGATGAAGTCGAATTAAGATCTAGATTATCTCCTGAAAAAACATCAGAAATCTCTCCAGCTACACCATTGACTGTTTTCTTGACATCCTTGAATCGGTCTTTTAACCCACCATCCAAACCTTGCATGATTGCATTACCAGCGGGGATGAGCAACTTACGGTCATATTCAATTGGCCCTTTGTGGTCACGAATCCAACTAGCGATTCCACCTACAAAGTCAGTTACAGAAGACCACATAGATTGCAAACCGTTCAAGAAACCTTGTAAAATTGCTTGCCCTGCAGCGTACAGATCGATATTCCATAATTGGTCAAAGAATCCCGTAACATTGCTTACAAGACTAGATACAGCATTTGACATGGTATCCCAAGCGTTTTGTGCTCCTGAGACAAGATTGTCAATAATACTTAACACACTAGATTTTAAAGATTCCCAGGCCGAGCTTGCTGTTGACTTAATGCTTTCCCACAAACTAGATAGAAAACTCATAAAGCTATTCCATAAATTTTGTGCCCCCTGAATCAAACTTGTAATCAGATTTGATACTGTAGATTTTATCCATTCCCAAGCTGAGGTTGTTACAGTTTTGATAAATTCCCAAATTGTACTCAAAGCATTAGAGAAGTTCTCAAAAACACCAGTAGCGTAACCAACTATGACATTCACAACACCAGAGAAGTATGTTTTAATCCCTTCCCATATCAAAGAAATGCCATTTTTAATACCTTCCCAAATTAGAGAAAGGTCAGCTCCAAGCTGACTGAAGTTACCTGTAACAAGGTCAATGATAACCAAAACTGCACCTAAGAAGATTGATTTGATAACTTCCCAAACTCCTTGGAAAACCATTTTAATACCTTCCCAAATTTGAGAAAGGCCACTTGAAATGTTGTTCCAAATATTCATAAATCCATCAATGAACGGTTGAACAACTGTCATAATAGATGTAGTAATTAATGTCCAAGCAGTAGATGCAGCCTCTTGAATACTTACCCACAAGTCATAAAAGAATGTTCCAACAGCAGTCCACACCGCTTTCACAGTTTCGATGTAAGCAGTCCAAGCTGCAACAACTCCATCCCATAAGACGATAGCACCTTCAGAGATACCAGACCAAAGGCCGACAAAGAAATCAGAAATTCCCTGCCAAGCCTGTTTGATCCAATCTACAAAAGATGACCAAATCTGTCTTCCTGTTTCAGTCTGGGTGAAGAACCATGTTAATGCTGCTACCAACGCTACAATTGCTCCAACTGCCAAAAAGATAGGATTTACAGCTAAAACCGCATTAAAAACGCTAAATGCTCCACTTGCTCCTACTGCTGCAGCATTCTCAGCCGCTAGACTAGCAGTTAAAGTTCCATTTGCCACAGCCATAGCTTGAGATAAAGCGAATGAAGTTCCAAAGATGGCATTTTTAGCCAATTCGACAGCTTTAACAACTGCACTAATCGTTTTATATGTTTGCCAAGCAGCAGTCAGACCAACTACTGCAGAAATCACTGAATCAACTACAGCAGGATTTTCCTTTAGCCACCCTGTGAAGTCTTTTAATACACCTGAAGCTTCTTTCAAAAATCCTGTCAATGTTTCAAATGCTACACCTAAAAGATTTACACCTTGTTCTCCATCCTTTATACCTAACAAATTGCTGACAAAATCACCAACAATACCTAATACATCCCCAATGGCTGAACCAATATTAATAAAGGTCTCACGGATATTATCTGCAATGTTGACAATTTGAGTTGCAGCACCTTCAGAAAATCCAAGGGCTTCTAAAATATCAATATTATCTTGCTTGCTCAATGATCCAAAAATCATATCAAAGAAAGTTTGAAAAATACCACTTACACGAGATAGTTGAGTAAATACTGCATTCCCAAATTCTTCACCAAACAACTGAGTAGCTACATGACTTAGACCTTCACTAATTACAACCCCTAAACCTGACATAATATTCCCAATCATTGGGAAGAAGTTATTAAAGAGAAAAGTAGAGGTTGTTTCTGCTAAAGCCTGCAAAGATGGTAGGATATTTTCTCCTAAAGCCAACTTCCCAAGTACATTCTGTGCAGCTGCTTTCATAGATTCAAATGAGCCACTAAAAGTAGATGCTGCTTCTTTTGCTGTTGTTCCTGTAATATCCAAATTCTCTTGGATAGCGTGAATTGCTTGATAAACATCTGACAAGTTGTTAATGTCATACTTAACACCAGTCAATTTTTCCGCATCTGCCAACAAGCGTTGCATTTCTTGTTTTGTACCACCGTAACCAAGCTTCAGGTTGTCCAGCATAGTATAGTTCTGTTTAGCAAATCCTTGATAAGCAACCTGGATGCTATCCATAGATGTACCCATTTTGTTAGCATTGTCTGACATATCGATCATGGCCATATTGGCAATATCTGCTGCTTTATCAGTGTCTCCACCTAATGATTGTAATAGACTTGCTGAGAAACCTGTTACATTCTCCATATAAGCATTTGCTGAAAGTCCAGTGGTTTTGTATGCTTCATTGGCAAAACCCTTTACTTTTTCTGCTGATGCTTTAAATAAGGTGTCAATTCCTCCAAGCGATTGTTGGAGTGCTGCACCTTCACTTAATGCTGCTCCAATTGCTTTACCAATTCCTGCAGCTGCAATAGCGCCTTTGAGGGCACCGATTAAATTCGAGCCAAGAGATTTTCCAGAGCTTACTCCAGCCGAGGCTACCTCTCCACCCATTTCTTTCTGAATCATCCCAGTGATGCCTCTAGCTGAAGGGATGATTTGCACATACGCTTTTCCTAATTCTGTAGCCATTAGTCATCACCTCCTAAACTGGCTAAACGTTCTTTGTAGCATCTTTCAAATTCCTCGCCAGATTGGAAAACTAGATAGTCTCTATCTTCTTCTTTTTCTTCCCTGTGAATAAATTGACTTGCTATTGATTTTGGTTGATTGATACCTTTCTGACCGTCTTTGGTTTGTAACCATAAAGAAAGTGATAACTTGTCAACCATCAAGGACAATAACAAGGTGTCTAGTGAAACTATTTGGTCAGACATCAACTTCTTAATTCTTGAATCATCTCTTAAACCATACGAAAAAACAGCTACCTTTGATAGAGGTAGCTGCTTATAATCGTATATATTATAAGTTTCAGCTAAATCACAGATTAGAGCATCTTCATCTAGCTTTATCATCTGCGCAAGGATTAGGATTTTTTTACTTCTTGAACAGTCTCAAAAACTGCTTTCAATTCGTCTGCAATTTTTTCGTTAGGGATGATGCCATCTTCTTCACGCAGATGATCTTTAAATGCTTTAGCTTGTTCTTCTCCAAAAAGAAGTTTTAAGACTTTAGGGAACGCTTGTCCATTCCCTTCATCAACCTCGCCAATTAATTCCAAAAGTTCGTAGTTATTCAACCTACGCTCTGAAATTTCAAACTTAAATCCTGATGGGGTTTTCCCTTTAATTGTTTTCGACATATATTATGCTCCTTGCATGTATTCGTAGTGAGTATTCCCTTGGTCGTCTGGCAATGCTGTGATTGTCAATTCATAACCAATTGGGTCACCGTCTTTATATCCGATTTCTCCAATCTCGCTCACTTTACCACGAGGGATAACAATACGTTTAACTGATCCATTCTTCAACATCATGTCAATTACAAGGCTATGCTCTGGCAATTCATTTGCATTAGCTTTAACTGTAATACCTGTTGCGAGTGTTCCTGTTACATTGTCCGCACCATAAACTTCTTTCAAGACTTCGATATTCAAGCTTTCAATCAATTTGAATTTGAATGTATCTTTCTTATCAGTTTGTGATGATAATACTGTTTGACCACCCCATGCTTTGACTTCTTCGCTTTCTGGAGAGTTTTCATTTGTCAATCCATCTTCAGAGATATACCCCAAAGTTTTAAAAGCTTCATTAAGTGCAGTTTTAGCATCTTGTGGTAATGCTGTTTTAAGTGGTGCACTTGATACTGCTCCACTGATATTCGGTTTTGCTGCTGTTACGTTTGCTGATGATGCCGCTGTTGTAACCATTTGATTTTCTCCTTTTTCTTCTGTACCTGAACCCATGAGTTCCTCCTGTTAAAAATAATTAATATCGTACACTGCTTGATAACGATATTTTTTCGTTTCTGTATCCGTAAAGTTGTAATCACTGTTATGATGTACCCCACTCACTTCATTGACCGTTACAAGCTGTTCAACTGTCTTTTTGACAAGCTCATTTAACTCTGCAGATTTTTGAAGTGATGGCGCATAACTTTGAAAAGCAAACGTGGCAGAGTGTGTGTAGTCACTACCACCACTTCCAGTCTTTTCAATGATTACGAAGCTTTCTGGCATATCTTTTTTATGCTCAAAAAAAGACGGGACATTTAAGTTCGCGTCTAAAAATTTCTTTATGACAAGTTCAATCATTTTAGTGCCTTTAGTAAAATATTGTATTTAGCATTTTTTTTCATACTTTTTATGTCGGTTGTACTTATCGTAGCACTAGCACGTTTTTGACCAGGGGATACTTTTAATTCAAAACCATCGCCTGCACGTTCTGCCACCGCTTGACCTTTTTCTGTCAATAGACCCTGCATTTCTCCTGATCTTAAAAGTGATGAAACACCAGATGGATTTAAAGTAAATTTCATCTTACTCATAAGTTTCAACCATCACTTTCTTGTTCCAATCCAGTGGTATCATGGCTTCGATACCCTCTAAAGGAATACCGATTGTGCGCCACTTGCGACCAAAGAATATGACTGTTTTTTCTTTCCAGTCGTGCTGGTCTCCTTTTGGTATACCTAAAGTATATTCAGCTTTCTTTCCAGTTAAGTTCACTTGTGTGGTAACATCATCTGTCGATGATGGTGCTACTAGTACATTTTCCACTTGGATTTCAGCTTCACGATAGATAGGATGACCAAAGTCATCCTTTCCATCTTCAATCGTGTCCAATAATGTTATTGTGATTCCTTTAATCCGTCCCATAGATATCAATCACCCCATATCTTTGTTTTTTGAGACCCAGACGTTTCAATTCTGAATCCTTGATAAAGAGACCTCCACCAGGAACAAGATAAGACCCGCTGAAGGAATATCCTAAAGCAGACTCAGCCATTTGAGTCATTGGTTCCTGATCAGTAGAAGTCATTAAAGTACGAGCGACAACATCGACTGTTACGGATTTTACAACACTGGCATAAGATGAATCTTCACTAACTAAAATATCTAAATCTTTGCCAATTTTTCTAGCTTCAACTCTAAGAGAATGAGAAACAACTTCCAACAGTGCTTCAGCTCGTTTTTCCTCATCGAATTTTAACGTTCGCCACAATTTTTTAAGATCGTCTACTGTTGCAAAGTTTTCCATTTCTACCTCCAATCAAACCACTACTGGGCATCAGTATTAGTTTGTTCAATTAGTGAAAGTAATTCTGTTTTCGTTGCACGGCTATCATAAGCAATACCTTTTTCATCAAGGATTTCTTTCAATGCTGCGTTAGTTAATGAGCCCAAGGGCTTGTATTCTCCAATCGGAACCCAATCACATCCACTAATTTCATTTTCAGTAACGATAGTGGTCCCTGTTTTTACATTAATGTATTCCATATACTACCCCGCTTTCACAACACGAGCAAAGCTATTTTTGTCCAAAATTCCCCATCCGAGATAGATTTCTGAACGAAGATATACTTGATTATAACCTTTCAAGTCTTTTCCAGAATTGTCTGGATCACCATATTGAATGACTTCTAGTGGAATCTGCTTAGCATATCCCCATTTAACCATGTTAGCAAAGTCACCAACAATAGCAACATCCTTGTTGGTTCCAACATTAAGACCAACTGTAGTATTCACATCTACAGGTAGACCATTGATGGCCCCTGGATTTGCTCCCCATGCCAATTCAGGGTATAGGCGCTCATTAGCTGAGTTCTTCATACTAGCTAGTGCACTTGCAAATGTAGTGTCAATAGCCATACCGCTAACGATATTATCAGCTCCTTGAATCATTTTAACTGCATCTTCAACATTAGTATCTGGATCACTTGTTGTAAAGTTAACTGTCTGAGTAACTGCCTTGTCAAAACAGTTATCCCCAATAACAGAGGATTCTTGTTTAGTACGTGGATTTACACCATGGAAGGCCATGATATCAATACCACGAGCTACTTTATTAGCAAACCCTTCATTAAATGACTTTAAAATGTCAATTTTAGCTTCATCTGATGCATAAATGAACTCATCAGATACACGAGCACCATACTCGATTTTGATAGGTACAATAGTTACAGGTTCTAAACTTGCACCACCATGCGTTTTCTTCCCGTTTTCTGCAACGATGTCAACATCAGCATCTAACGAGAATGTAAATTCTTTCAATCCATTGAAAGGAATCGCTTGTTGATTAGACAATTTAGCAAGTGAGCTGTGACCCTTAACTTTGTTGATAAGGTCTGTCACAAGCATTGGGTCAAATAATGTTCCTTTTGAAAGTTGATCTGTCATATGATTTCTCCTTTATTCTTCAATCTCTAAACCTTGAATTAGGTTTTTATATAATGTGTTTTCTGTTTTTTCTAAAACAGGCTCTGAATCTCTAATAGGCGCAACTGGTTGAGATTTTTTAATATACCCAGCCAAGCGCTCTGCATCAGCTTTGAAGCTTTCTTCATCATTTCCCTGCAAACGATCTGCAAGGTCGTAAGGCAGTCCATGTTGCAAAGCCACACGAGTTCGTAGATTAGCCGTCTCATAACCAGCTATTTGATTCTGCAAATCTTCAAGTTGCTTGTCAGCATCTGCCTTACTTTGATTAGTAGCTTCAATTGTTGACTTCAAGTCAACATTTTCTTCTTCCAATTCTGCAACACGAGATTTAAGCTGGTCATAGTCGCCATACTTCTCTTTCTCTCGAGATAAGCGCCCCTTAATAGCAGCATCAAATTCTTCCTGTGTAGTGATTGGTTTAAATTCTGACATTCTCATGTCTCCTTTCTCCTGCTTCCCCGGCAGTTCGGTAATTTTTTTGGCATCAAAAAAAGCAGTCACCTGACCGCTTATTTTAATAACTAATTTTTTGCTTTTTCTTAGGCTTAGTAGTAGCACAAGCCCAGTGCGCAAGCAAAGCACTATCCATCAAAGAAATATCCATGTCGTCAAAGTGCGATCGATAACCAAAGCCACCGTTTGAGCCAATATTCCGCTTATCGCAGTTTGTAGCTACTTTTGATAGAGATGGTTGGCCTGCGTGACAGATGGTCTTCTGGTAAATTCCCTGTTCCCAAAGAGCGTTGGCCACGATGATTTCTTTCACCGTCGGCAGAATCACATTCTTGATTCTGTAGTCCTTCAACTCTTCGTCCAAGATTTTTTGACCACTTGCGCCATCTATGACAATCTGAGCCACATCAGCTTGTCTCAGAAAAGCGACCATCCACTCATTACCATTACGAACAGACTGACAGTCCACTGTTTCAACAAAATAACGGCCATCCTTGGTTCTTGCAGCAATACTCATCGCTACATTCGTTCCATCTTGTCCGTACTTAATACCAACAGATAACTTGCCAGATAATTCTGGGATATCATCTACTTTGAGTTCATTCCACTCAGTTTCAGAAATAGCAGATTTCTGATTGTATGTTGGCCAGAATCCCAAACGCTGGATATTATGGTCCAACTTATCCTCACCAAGCTCTGCTTCAATCTTACGCTCATTTAAATGGTAACCCATAGATGGATTTGAATTGTACCAGGATTCAACATCGTCAATCTCCTTTTCATCAGAAACCGACCACTCAGCCCAGCCAGAATACTTCCCTTTTCCGAAAAGGCAAGTCTCACGGTATTTAGTAAAGACCGTACCACTTGAAACTGGTGTCGGAGGTGTTCCACACATGATTGTGATAGGATTCTCACTATCCGTTACCGTGTATTTCAAGGCAGATTCTTGCTCAGTCGTGTACTCCTGGGCCTCGTCAATGATCAGCATATCAAAACCTTCACCAAGACCACCATTTGATGTTCTGGTACGGAATTGGACAACACCACCTGTTGAATAAAGTTCAATTCTTTCCTGTCCTTTGGCTCGTATTGAGTTAAAATCCTCTCCATCCACATAGCCCATCTTTTCAAGGTATCGCTTGACCTTTTCAAAAGAGGCATGAGATGTAGAAATTCGGTGAGCCGTGTGCAGGATATTTAATCCTTCATGTAGCCCCCAAATTTCACCAATGTATAGGATTTCAGATTTACCATTACGACGAGGGATAGAATAACCAAACTTCTGATGCACCCATAGTCCGTTTTTATCTACTGCCATTAAAGGCAATAGCAGATTTTTCTGCCAAGCATAGCAAGAAAGACCAGTTCGTTCGTAAAATTCAATCGCTTCTTTAGCTTTTGAATTTTTCTTGACGTATTTTAAAATCACCGATTGAGTAGGATTCTGATTGCCAAGTTTCTTCCTCGCCATTCTAATTTCCTTTCAATCGTCATCGCATGATAACCCTATCGCTGGGAGATATTAGATCACCTCCTAAACTAATGCACAATAAAAGCACCCTTTCGAGTGCTTAAAATTTCTTATTTTCGGTCCGAAAAGAAATCGGCCCAAAACGGATTTTCTTTATCAAAGATCTCAATCTCTTCTGAACTCATATTATGAGGATAATCTTTAAAAAGATTATAGAATTTTTTCTTGTTGAATGTGATTAGCATCAAGCCTTTAGCAAACCATGATGTATCAACCCACCAAGTTTTATCGCCATCATTTTCTTTATAACAATAATCGGACCAGTTCACTTCATCATAATCATTTTTCATGTCCCTCATCCCCTTTCATTTGTTTAGAATCCGCTGTATTGATAAAACTCAATATCTTGTGAAATTCAGGGTTATCTTTCAATGAGTTCACATCAATGAGATAACTCTTTGCATCATATCTTCTCCCAACTGCATCGTGAGACTTTTGACCTTTGAATCTCTCTTTCAGAACAATGTTGTTAAACGGTTTAAAACCATTTAACGTTTCTGATTGAAGTTCCAAGAACTCGAAACGACCTTCATTTTTTCTTATAATAGCTGCATGCCTACCTGTTGCTAAGTAGTACTCATTCCCACTTTCTACTTTCTCCAACAATTCTTTTACTGCAGTAAAATCATTTGTATGTTTAGCAACATGCATTTTAACTCCTGGAAGACTCCCAATCATTTCAATTCTACTATTTCGAGAAAAGAAATCACAACTCTTTCCTCCTCTAAAATCTAAGACAGTATAACCACCTTTGTTTCCAATATATGCAAATGCTACTGACGAACAAGATCCTAATGTCATATCTCCGCCACTAATAGCTTCGATTATTTGTTCCTCAGTCATTTTTTTACGGCTTTTTTTGATAGGATTTGAATAAATTCCGTTCTGTATCGCCAGCTTTCTAACTTCGCTCATTTGAGAATTATTATCTATATCCTTCCTTACTTCAATTTTATCACTTTCATCTTTTTTTCTCCAAATTTTATTCCAAATATCCTGAACTTTTCCGTTTTTAGGATCATAATCTACAATACAACGACAATGCTGATGCCTTCTAAAAACATTCTTTGGGACTCGTGGATATTTATAATTCCCCTCGACTTCTTGACACCATTCACAACAATGAAAATAAGATGTTCTGACAATCTCTGGTTGTAAGCCAGCTTTATGATGAAACTCCGCATTCTCACGAATGCTATCATCAATAATAGACTGTGTGAAGTTCACAATAGGTTCATCTAGCAACCAACTTACATCCTCGAAATTATCCTCAGATGAAAAGCGATTGACAATGCCAGCTATTCGGTCCTTATTTAGTTCAGGAACTTGAACTTTGAGACCGATTTTGGCTTTATCGTTCAAATTCTTCTGGACATCACTAGCATAACCACTCACAAGCTCGTAATTTCGTCCTAGCACGTCCGTCAGCAAGCGCTGAGCGATATTGTAATACATTTTACCGTTTGGTAGTTTATCAGCGTTTATATAGGCTCCTAGAGCCTTAGAAAGAATTTCACCTATTTCAATCGCAAACTCATTAGCTGTTTTGTAGGTTGCTTTTTTGGCTTCCAACGTGGCAAAAGCATTTCTGATAATCTCGCTTTCTCGATAAGAAAGCTCAAATTCTTTTTTTACTTCTTGAAGAAGTTTAGGTAGTACATCAATCTCATCATTCATCTACTTGCTCCAAAACTTTTGTTCTGTTCAACATTTCTTCAGCTTCAGTAGGGTTTATTCCTGTTGAGACTAATAAAGAAATACCGTTCTCTTTCGATAAAACACCTTTTTGGTAATTACTTAAAAGAGAAGTAATTTCATAGGTTGAAATAATCCTATTTTTCTGTTTATCTGCTCCAGTTTCTACATCAGATGATGTTTGTGGAATATCTACAACAGGTTTAGCAGACATGTCCCCTGCAATACCAGTAAGATCTCGGATGGTTTCTGCATTGATGTAACCAGGTAAAGCCTGATTTAGTTTAACAACACCATCACCAATCATAGTCATCGTATTCGCATCTGCTTCAAACAATGGTTCCCACTTAACTGTGGTTCTTACAAATTGGCTTCTAGCATAACGAAACTCATCACGCAAACACGCTGCAACATAAGCGACATTTAACAATCCAGCACCTAGTGAGCGTTGAGCCTTTCGACCAGCAAGACGAAGATTCTCGTGGCTTGCCTTGATAGCTTCCACAGATGACGGATTATCTGAAACGAATCCCAGATCATCCAAGGTCAAACCCATTTCACCAGCAAATCCAGCAGCTGCTGTTCTCAACTGTTCTGTGAATGGAGACATACTTGCCGCAGTAAACTGTCCAATACTTGGTTTTTCACCATTGTCACTAGCTGAAATAGTTAACAAACTTGAAACGGTTGCTTTCCACTTTTCTAACGGTTCAGCATCTGGATCTAGTCCGATAATGTATTTCTGTGGCCAAGAATAGAACTCGGCAGTAATATCCGCACGTTCTAGAGTTCGTTTAGCGTATTTTTGATAATACATTCCCGCTCTAGTAATTCGTGAACGTCCAAAAGGCCTAACTGCATCAGGTCTATGAATAACTGGAACAAGTAAGGGAATACCAGTTTCATTCAATACCGAATACGGAGTTCCATTTTTAGGGATGAAATGAGTAGCATTTGGTTCAAAATACGCTTCAAGCGTTGGTTGATTATAATCATCACGAGCTAGAACAGCATATCCTTCTAGCAACAAACCTGTAATAGGGTCAATAACCCCAGTAGCGTTACTAGCTTCAATAACTTGTAATCTCACCTCTTCATCTTCACCTTTAGAAATGTAGATAAAACTGCAAGATCCTATTAATGCTGCCAAAATTGCACTATCAAAGAAAATATCAGGATTATTGCGATTGAAGATCTCCATAACGTCAAAATCATCATTTGCAAATTCTCTAAAAATCAAACGATCTGCAAGACTATCTACACCCTTAGTTGCCCATCCAAGGACAGACTTATATTTAACTCTGATATGAGCAGGAATTGTGATTCCTAACGGAGATTCATGATGCTGCATCGCATAATGTTTATATCTAAGGTTAACCCTACTCTGATAGAGATTCAACTTTTTTCTGAGATAGTCAATTCCTCTTAATTCCAAACCGTTCTCCTTTCATTGTGATGATTTGGCGCGAAAAAATATGTACAGTGACGGCGTGAAGCCCTCGAGCGCCTAGTGGGAGGGGGATACCCCCCTATCCATAGCTAGGACTTTCCTCATACATTCCATTTTTCTAAAAATCTAGTATTCTGTTAATTTATATCTTTCTTAAAAAAATAACTTTATATTTTATTTTATGTTTTATTTTATATTTTATTTTATTAAGATTTATATTTTGTCCAATCTCTCGATTGTGGCAAGTTCCTGTTGCCAACAACAGTTGTACTTGTTGTTTTATCATCAGCATAAAGCTTGTCAGACTTCTGTCTATTGCACTGCCAGTGCGCAAGCTGTAGGTTATTGATGTCTGATGGATGACCGTTCCGATTAATTGGAATGATGTGGTCAATGACTGGTGACAAAGGATGTGGATACTTCAATGACTTGTCTACTGGTAGTCCACAAATCCCACAAGTATTTCTTGTCTTAAGAATAATCTTCTTATTCTTTTCAAAGGCGACTCGGTGAGGACCACTCCGGTCTGGTCTTTCTTGGGGGGTATTCATTTAGGGGAGGGGCCTTTCTTTTTAGTGGGTACGGGGTGGAATTCATGATGTAGGAGGGGGTGTTTTTTAAATCTAGGAGGGGGGTGTTTTTTAATCTCTGGCACCTTCGTATATTTAACATATCTTATATTCTGTTAAATAAAACTAACATCATCTAAAATCAATTCCAGTAAGTGTTTACATCAATTTTATTAAATACTTATTTACATTTTCTCATTGTGTTAAATAAATAGGTATTTAATAGCTAAAATTCATCATTGAATCATCCAATTCATCTTGTTTGATACCAATATAATCAAGTGTGATATCTGGTGATGAATGGTTAAATAATTCCATCAAGATTGCTACATTCTGATTTCGTCTGTAGTGATGATAGCCAAATGATTTTCTCATCGAGTGTGTTCCAATATTCTTCAGACCAACATGTTCAGCAGCTTGTTTTAAAATTTGATAAGCTGCAACTCTTCCGATATGAGCAATCCTAACTCCATCAGTTCTAACTTTCTTTTTGCTAGGAAAAAGATAATCATACCCTTGAAGGTTATTTTCTCTGATGTAGTGATTTAAAGTCTTTCTTAACTCTGGATTGATGGCAAATCTCTTGACCTTCCCTGTCTTCTTCTCGACGACCTCTATTCTATCACCTGTAACTTGTTTAACCTGAAGAGGTATGATATCGCTGATGCGCATTCCAGAGTACAGACCACACATAATCAGAACGTAGTTTCGCTCATTCTTTGACTTCAAATAATCTTTCATCCGCTCAATGTCGTCAAGTTCACGAATAGGTTCTACTTTTCTCACAATATCACCTCCAAACTACAAGAAAAGGCAGGTTGTGCCTGCCTTTATAATTATTTCATAATATAATTTTAGCACATTAAATCGTATATTTACTCCGAACTTACTCCAAATTTACTCCAAGAAAACTCCAAAAAAACTCCAAGAAAACTCCATTTTTTTTATTCTAAAATTTCAACCTGTTCACCATTTCGATATAATTCAGCAAATGCCATTAAGGCCCTGTCCAAAATATCGTAATAAGAACTTTCTGAAAGTGATAAATCCATTAAGATTGCTTCATCTTTTTTACAATCCCACTGAAGGTATTTTTCAAAAAGAATTCTACGATAGATGGGATCATGTAAACTACTTACTGCTTGTTCAATCGCATCAAGTTCAAGTTCAGCATCAACTTTTCGGATGGCCAATTTCTCAACTTGGCTAACCCTGACTGAAGATTGAGACCGTGGCATAAATGAGTAGGTTGTTGTTACCTTCTGTCCATCTATGTCATTAGCTACTCTTCTCCATCTGAGATATCCTCTCAGAATTCTTTTGGCATTTTCTTTTGTTTTTGATTCATTTATATCAGGAAAGAAAGGCATCGTTCACCTCTTTTCTATGCCGTGTAATATTTCTAAGCCTATTGAATTTTAAATAACTTTTCCATCAAAGACTAATGTAATAGTCCCTGTACCATCTCTATGTTTAGAGACCAAAGCACGACAATCTGAACCGAGCTCGATTCCTTCAATCGTAATACTGCGTTTTATCTTGTTAACGTTGATGATTGCACCATTCGATGTTTTAATTCTCATTCTCCAATTCCTCAATCAACCAATCAAGGTTCTTTCTAGCTTTCTTCAGGTCTTCGAGACCATTCTTTTTTTGGAATCTTAGTAGATACTTGATTGCGTTTCCCAAATAGAAACCTTCGACTCCTTCTAGTCCAAAAACAAAGTTCTTAACAACTTCAATAGCTTCAATCCCGAACTTTCCTTTATAATGACTAGGGTTGTTGATTTTATCAACCTCATCAAATTCTTTCAAAACTTGTTCGTAAGATTTTTCTTTCATTCCTTACCCTCCAAAAGTTCTGGATTTTCGTAGATATTGCCGATAATTTCAAATGGATAAGTATTATCCTCAACCAATTCTGCTAAGAGTTCTTTCTCATTGTGTATTTCCGACTCAAACATAAACAGAGCGTGTTTGCTATCCCAAAAAACATTTACGTTTAAAATTCCTTCATCAGTTTCAATACCAAGGATATCCCCCTCAAAGATTTCCTTACCGTTTTTATCTTTAAGTCCTGTTGATTGCATGAGGTGAATGTCATTGTTTACAATCCATTCACCAGCAACTGAATCCTCATCAATAATCCAAATATTGCCATTTCCAACCATCACTTCGTCTGGTTGATACATGCGACTCAATGAGCCACTGTCATAAGCTCTAAATTTTGGTATCATTCTTCCACCTCCTCGACTTCAAACAATGTACTGTTAAACACTTCACCAAATCCGGCATCTTCTAATTGTTTGCGAGTGTGTTCTGTACGAATTTTTTTATCTTTTTTTATTCCTGCTAAACACCAAGCACTAAGATGTTTAATATAGTTTAAGTAATTATAATTTTTATCATCAATTTTTAGCCTTATATAATACCGCTTTTCTTCCTCCACTTCTTCGTATCCATCGAGCCATGCTCGAGCAAAAAGTTCCATGTTGTCGTCTGTATAAAACCAGTCTTCGAGTTTTTTGTCAAAATTTTCTCTGTTCATTGCACCGAGCAAATGAAAATCTTCTTCTTTTGTCCATTCGATATGTTCCGCCACAAACTGCGGAACTTTCACTTTTTCGGGTTCGTCTAGTTGTTCGATTTTTTTGATAATTCCGTTTACATCAATACAATTTATAATTTGACTTTTATTTTCTTTTATGGCATTACAATAATCTATCAATTCTTTTTTATTCATTCTACCACCTCATCAACTTCCAAACCCTTACAATCAAACATCCAGCCGAAACCAGCTTCTTCTAATTGTTTTCGGGTGTGGTGTGTTCCTACGGCAGGTCCATTTTTAGCATCATTGAAATACCATTCATCATCAATTGAATCATAATTGAGATAGCTACAATCTTCATTTAAACCTTTCATTTTCACGATATACCGCTTCTCTTTCCTTTCCTCGAGCAAATCCGCCGCAAATTTAAAAATTACGGCTTTTTCAGGTTCATCTAACTGACTAATTAACCCCAAAACAATTTTCTTGTCAACATACGGTCTAATGCTAGTAATACTAGTTAGACTTGGTAAACTTTCAATTTTCTCAATCAATTCTTGCTTATTCATTTTTTAACTCCTTGATTTTACTTTTATATTCCTTCACTCGTTTTTTCCAGTAACCACGTTCTTCTGCCCGTGAATGTGCAAGTGATTTAACGCACGGTTCAGTTAATTCTGATATGTGTGATTCTGCTTTCTCAATCTCTCGCTCATAGCCTTCAATTAGCTGCTTCTTTAAGTCATCATTCATATAAATCA